ACCAAAAGAACCAACAGAAGCAGAAGTGAAAATAATCAAAGAATTATTTGAGAAATCTGTGGAAGGTGAGGCTTATGATCTTGAGCAGTATGGACAGTACTTCAGACCAGCGGGCGTGGCTTATCAGGCCAAACCACAGGTAGCAGTGCCAACAGCATCGGCTCCAGCGGCTCCAGTGGCAGAAGCGGCTCCTACAGCGGCTCCGGTTACTGAAAGTGCACCAGCACCACAACCAGAAGCGGCATCAGTTGCCCCAACAGGTGACAGTGCCAAGAGGGCAGAAGACATCTTGAAGTTGATTAGATCAAGACAAGCAAAATAATCTGACATTTTACCAAGGCCCTAATATATTGACGTTAGGGCCTAGGTATGCTAAAATAGATGACACAAAGGACAAAATTATGACAAAAGTATTTGACGCAACAAAATTTAGAAAGAGCATTACGAAGTCCATACAAGGACTGGGTATTGGATTCAGCGATCCAACTGACTGGATATCAACAGGAAATTACGCACTCAACTATTTGATGACAAGTGATTTCAATAAAGGAATTCCCCTAGGCAAGGTGACAGTGCTTGCCGGTGAGTCTGGAGCGGGTAAATCATACATAGCCTCAGGCAACATTATCAAGAACGCACAAGAGCAAGGTATATTTGTGATACTGATTGACACTGAGAATGCCTTAGATGAACAATGGCTACAAGCGTTAGATGTTGACACGTCAGAAGATAAACTTTTGAAATTGAGTATGTCCATGGTGGACGATGTAGCAAAGACCATTTCAGAATTCATGAAAGGTTACAGAGAACAACATGCGGACAACAAAGAAGGTGCGCCAAAAGTGCTATTCGTCATAGACAGTTTGGGTATGATGCTTACACCAACGGATGTGAATCAGTTTGAAGCGGGAGACATGAAAGGCGACTTAGGTAGAAAACCCAAGGCCTTGACAGCACTTGTTAGGAACTGTGTTAACATGTTTGGTAGTTGGAACGTAGGTCTTATAGCAACCAATCACACATACGCATCACAAGATATGTTTGATCCAGATGACAAGATATCGGGAGGACAAGGATTCATCTATGCTTCGAGTATAGTTGTTGCAATGAAGAAACTAAAACTAAAAGAAGACGAAAAAGGTAACAAGGTAACAGACGTAAGAGGTATAAGAGCGGCTTGCAAAGTTATGAAAACAAGATATGCTAAACCGTTCGAGGGTGTGCAAGTGAAGATTCCTTATGATACTGGTATGGATCCCTACAGCGGACTTGTGGATTTGTTTGAGAAAAAAGGTTTGCTTGTGCAACAAGGTAATAGACTAAAATATATCGACAAAGCAGGCAAGGAACACATAGACTTCAGAAAAGCATGGGTAGGCGATAAATTAGATATGATAATGGCAGAATTCAAAGAAGAAGCACCAACTGAGAAAGATGAAGTGGAATCTGCACCGGAAGAAATAGAATAATGATAGACTTTACACATGAAGACATCGAAAGATTATGGGATTCGGTAGTGCATTATGTTCCAGAGAGACAGAAACTAGACATGGCCATTGATTTCATTAAGAGCCTAGAGGACATAGGTGTTGAACACGACGAAATTAAAGCGTCTGCCGAATACGATCCTAAACTAGAAGAAGCAATCAACACTGTGTTCGAGGAAGACGAAGAGTCAGACGGATACGGCGAAGATGATTAATTGGTACAACGAAGTCAGCAGGAACCTTGCTAAGATACCAGACTGCATAGCATACTTCGACAAGGAACTTATAGAAGCCAAGAAGCAGTGCAAGATATACGGAAATCTTGAAAAGGCCAGTGCGGCATTGCCAGGCATAGTGGAAGAAAGATTTGGACAACTGCAACAACTAGAAGCCATACTAGAATATCTAAACATCGAATTGAGAAGACTCAAATCAAAAACTTTCAGGAAATACCTAGAGAATTACAACAGGGCACTGTCTAGCAGAGATGCCATGACCTACGTGGAAGGCGAGGATGATGTGGTGGACATGGACAAGATCATAAATGACTTCGCACTGATAAGGAATCAATGGCTAGGCATCACCAAAGGTCTGGACCAGAAGCAATGGCAAATCACAAACATTGTGAAACTGAGGGTCGCGGGTATGGAAGATGCAGACATCAAATAGGATCATACTCACAGACGTTGACGGAGTGTTACTGGAATGGGAACACCATTTCACCAAATGGATGTTGCAAAGGACACTGTTTGATGAGCGAGGTGCGAGATATCATCCTCACAGATTACTACCAGACAAAGAAAACACATACGAGATGGCAGAACGTTTTGGTGTGACAAAAGACGAGATAAGAAAAGAAATCAGAGAGTTCAATCGTAGTGCATGGATGGGCACACAACGTCCAATGCTGGAATCACAGACGTGGGTAAAACTGTTAGCCGCGGAAGGATGGACGTTCATACCTATAACTTCACAGACATCAGACATACCGGCACAACAACTGCGTAAGAGAAGATTGGGAGAACTGTTTGGTGATCATGTGTTTACAAATTACCATATCCTAGGCACAGGGGCCGACAAAGATTCAGCATTATCCGAATTTCATAACACCGGACTATATTGGGTCGAGGACAAGCCAAAAAACGCTATAGCCGGGCTCAAATACGGTTTAAAGCCTATATTAATAGACCACCCATACAATCAAGACTTTGATCATCCTGATGTGATACGTGTAAGTAATTGGCAAGACATACACAAATTACTATCAGGAAGAAAATGAAAGTTTACGTAGGTTGGGACAGTAGGGAAGACATCGCGTACCAGGTGTGCGAGCACTCTATAAAACGTAGAGATCCATCTGCAGAAGTGATCCCTCTTAAACAGAACGACATGCGGGCACAGGGCATATACACACGTGAGAAGGACAAACTAGCATCCACAGAGTTTACATTCACAAGATTTTTCGTACCTTACCTCAACAACTATAAAGGATGGGCAGTGTTCTGTGACTGTGACTTCCTATGGAAAGTGCCTGCTCATATGCTGATAAAGTACATGGATCCCAGCAAAGCAGTCGTTTGTGTTCAGCATGATTACACACCAAAAGAAACAGTCAAGATGGACGGACAAGTGCAGACAAATTATCCAAGGAAAAATTGGAGTAGCATGGTCCTATGGAATTGCGAACATCCTAAGAACAAAATCCTTACACTAGATTTCTTGAACAAACAGACACCAAAATTCTTACACAGGTTCTCATGGTTAGATGATTCCGATATAGGATCACTCCCTCACAACTACAACTGGTTGGTAGGTTGGTACAGAGAGCCACAGGACGGATCACCAAAAATATTGCACTACACAGAAGGTGGTCCATGGTTTGATGGCTATAGGGACTGTGAATACTCAGATGACTGGAAGAAGGAAGCAATCAATTTGTTCAGTGCCTAATGGACTGGAAAAAAATCACCACAGAACACTATCATCAAGATCCTGTCCCGCACATTTATTGTTGTAATATTTTCGATACCAAAGAGTATGATAAGTTGTATGAGAATCAAAACGACCTGTCTCACCAGATGTGGCAGGACTTCGATGCCAAATACAAGACGGGATACGAATTCAAAAACAATTTCTCAGACCTAAATTTTCAAAAAGAAATAATGTGTTTATGGTTTTTCAAAGAGCGTTCTGATAATACAAAATCATATGTGGAGGTTAACGGCAAACAACTTGACTACACTCCAAACACATTCCTTATCACAAAATCAAAGGATATCAAACTGGTACAAACAAAAAGAAAGTATATACGTCATCCATTGGTGCAGATAGATATGACAAATAACCACTGGCAAACATTACTGTCTAAATTGCGATAATTACATTTTGAAATTACGTAAAATAGGGAAAAAATTATAATGGACGAGCAACATTTAAGAAGTATGCAAGAGACATACGCCATGGCCAAACCATATATTCAACGAGGGACAGTCGGCATTGATGTTGGTTGTAGGGAAGGTGGATTCTCAGCACAGATGGAGGAGGATTTCCAACACATTTTTGCTTTCGATTTCAGGAATAAAATTAAAGAATTCCAAAACAATGTGAAAGACATTACAAAATTTACCTACACTGTTTGTGGTATTGGAGAACAAAATGGTCATTCATTTACTACCAGTAACAAAGTTGGCAGGATAAAGGACAATGGAAATGTTAAAGTTCCTATCAAAACACTTGATAGTTTTAATTACAAAAATGTCGGTTTCATAAAATACGATATCGAAGGTTATGAACTGAGAGCAATCAAAGGTAGTGAAGAAACAATCAAAAAATATTTTCCTGTAATAGTAGTAGAGCAAAACAAAGGTAATCTTGATGCAGTCGAATTATTAAAAGAATGGGGGTATGAATGCAAAGGTATTGATAAAATGATGAATATGGATTATCTCATGGTTAAAAATGTATAAACAAATTCAATTGCCATTTTATAATGAAAGAAAACAAGCACTGTTTTTATAAAGATTAGTAATAGATCTTATCGACTTGGTCAAACCCTTCATGGGTGGCTATAGTATCATTATTCCGAAATCCCAATTCCGCCATGTATTTGTCCATAGTTTCTTCGTGTGGCATGTCTGGAAAATTTTCATCCTTATGCAAATTCACTTCCTGTATTACATATTTTGCTTTCTTAAAAATGGTGGGTGCACCTTCCATTATCATTATTTCCGCACCTTGGACGTCTTGTTTTATTAAATCAAACTTTGCATCAATTCCCACTACCTCGTCCAGTGTCTGCATCTGCCGTAATTCATAATTTTTATACACCCCAAACACACTAGACCCTTTGGTGTAGGTAATTTTCTTTTTATTTCCTTTAGATATTTCCATAAGATGCATCTTAACTTGCTTATGAGAATCACCTAACACTGCGATGTGATAATTTGGCGTTATCTGTTTCAACTTCTGCTCGTGCTTTTGTCCTGCTTCTATGCACGTGTATTCCGCTTCAGGCCATATTTTTTTAACATTAGTTGTCCAAAATCCGTTCCATGCACCAATGTCTAAGACAGTGGTGGGCATAAATTTTTTTTCAGTTTTTAATTTTTTTAGATAATCATACATTATGCTTTGTAGAATACAATGTCTGGCCAAGTTTTGATCAGCACTTTGTACCCGAGACCTTTCAAATGATTTTCAATTTCTATATTACTGCTACCATATCGTTTACTGTTGTTGTTCAACTCGATCATGAGGTATTCTATGTTTTCCAATCTAGCACCTGCACCTTTCAAAACTTCCATCTCTAATCCTTCGACATCTATCTTCAGCAAATTGATTTGGTCAATGTCTAAGGAATCTAGCCTACTAATTTTTGTGTCTCCTGCTTCCAATAGCACCCTTGTGTTCTGCGTGGCAGTTTCGGTAGACAATTGTATAAACCCGTCCTCACTACCGATCGCGTGATTGTAAGTTCTTACGTGTCCATGCATGGCGGTGTTCCTTGACAAGCATTCATAGTGTACCTTACTAGGTTCAAAACAGTACACGTTCTTTGCGAATTTCTGCATATATGACGTCCAAGTTCCACACCAAGCACCAACGTCCACTATGGTGTCAAATAGTTTAGATTGCGACTCACACCAATTAATAAATTGGAATAGACATTTGTCTTGCATGTATGGTTCGCCTTTTTCTCTCCATTGTTCTATCTGTGCATCTGAAGAGGGCACCCAAAATCCTTTACTCAATTTTTCTATGTTCATAAAATTCCTTTGTCCATTAATATCTCAACTGCTGTGCCGTTGCTGATCTCCTCTGGTGTGAACTGCTGATAGGCCAGGCTGTACAACCAAGGCTCCGGACCTCCATAGTATGGATTCTCGATGTCTGATAATTCAACGTTGCCAACGTCAACAGCGAAACTGATGTTATCACAGAACACTGGTATGCCTTCACAGATTGCTTCAACTGCCGCAATGCTACAACTGGTCACCAAACACCACGCTTCCTTGAGATCCTCGGATAGGGGTACCTTGGCCTCACTCGGTCCTGATGTACCCCTGCCCCTAGGCTTGTGTCGAAGTTTGATAGGTCTGTCCGTGTATCTCTTGATCTGTTCTATTGTCTCGTTGGTCCAATTGGGTCTGTTTAGATATCCGTTTATGCCCGTGGAACTTGGACAAACCAGAACATGCTTACCTGCAAAGTTTGGTGCCTTAATCTTCATGCCAAACTTCTCAAATCTATCTGCCTTGCAATCTTTCAAGTATGGAACGTGTATCCTGTTTTTACAGATACGCCAGTAATGATTGTCCGGTTTAAGATTACTGTTGTCAAATCTGCCAAAGTAGGGCGTGTCTGTAAACCAATATTGGTGGTTCCTGGCTTCTAACTTTTTGACCATTTCCCTGTTGTTTCCAACAAACCCCCAAAACATCGCATTAGGAAGTGGATCAGTCGCTTTGATGTTATCGAAAGTTTGATATTGATCTGGCCATGATTTCATCACACCGCCTAGCACCTCCCACGCTTTACTATTAAGATTACTGAATGGTGCGTAAATTGTTAGCATCAATAAATTCCTGTAATTGTTTGGCCCATTGTGTGTGTCCTTCCGTGTTAGGATGAGGGTCGCCTGGTTTACATTCTTGTCCGTTATGCACTGTGAAGTCGAAATGACTAGTCTCTGGGCGGAAAAATCTTTTTTTGTTAAGACTGTCAAACATGAGTTTCACATCAGGATTGCTTATGTCAGCGTCTGACAATGTGTTATAGAATAGGTATGGGTAATTTCTTTTTTCAAAAAAATCCTGTAGATCAAGCAAGGTCAACAATGATTCTATCTGAGTCATTTGATCTAGGTCTGCGCCTGTTCCAAACAAGTACTTCATGAATGATCGTGTGTTGTTATCCCTGTTTGGATCCCAGGTCTTCCATGTGGTTGCCATTGTTGGAAACTTGTGCTTCTTGTATCCGTCATTGGTGGGATAGTCAAAGCGATTCCCCCCACTACTACCTATGAGGAAGAAACACTGTTTGGCCTGTTCTGGAAATTTCTCACACCAAGTCCTTGTGGTCCACATCAGTCTCTTGCTTCCCCTACCGCCATTGGCCAGGTTCACAGCAACATCCAATTCCATCATCTTGGCCAGTTGTTCACCTGCGTGGGTATGCACACCGTCTCGAGGACGTGTGGTGAGGAAACTGCAACCGTTTATGAATAACTTGGATATTGCCATACGATAATTATATACTAGTTATATCCGTATGCCAACAGTGAAAAACATAGACAAGATACAATACTTCTTGAACAGGTTCCCTACGATAGATTCAGGTTTTGATTACCATGTCAATTACCACAACAATGCCAAATCAGAATTCAAGTCATTGCCGACCTTCATGGCCGAATTCTTTGACTGCAAAGTTAATTCTTGTCCTTTGTTGGTGACCAATGAGGATCATCTGATCACACAACACGTGTGGAACCTCAC